GCTTTGAAACACAAAAAGAAAATTTGCATCTAAGATAGTCTGCTTTTCTTTAAGCGTCAAAATCAAAGTTTCAGTATTTCCTTTTGTGAGCTTTATCATTCCTTTTATAAATACCTATTAACAAAAAACGCCCGCCTAAATGCAGGCAGGCGCTTTACCTATTCTTCACTAATTATTAACCGGCTGTTTCAAGTGCTGAAGCTACAGAACTATTCACTTCATAAAGAAGATCAGGCTCTTTACCCATGAAATTAAGAGTATATCCTGAACGATCTCCAAATGCTGTTCCGCTTCCGCTTTCAGATGCACCCATATCTAAACCTCTTTCCTTTCCTAGCATCCAATATTTATTATTATTGTCTTTTACAACAGCAATTACAATATTTTGAGCCAACAATTTTAATTCGGTATTGATAGCAGCTGAAAGTTTGTTTACAACTATTGTGAGATTTTGTTCAAAGAACAAAGTACCGTTTTCAGTTGAAACTTGCGGATTGTGTGTAAAGTTTCCTGTTTCTTTTGGAAGTTCATATTTCCAGAAACGCTTACCGCTTGCCTTTGTCAAACCAGTTACAACACCGGAAGAAGTTGCAATATTAGAAACGTTTGCTTTTTCGATAAAGAAAACTTCGGTAATCCCGCCCGCAGAATCTTTACAGTCGAGGGCGTATCCGGTGGTGAGCGCACATGATGGCATGATTATATATGTTTTAAGAAGGGAGAGTTTTACCCCTCCCTGTGATTAATTAATTACGCTTCGAAACGTACAACTTCATCAGGGAAAGCCAGCTGAACACCAATTTTCAGATTGGCCGAGAACTTCACGTTACGATCGTCTTGTGAGTACCACATTTCAAACGATTCCTCTTCCCCTACGAGATCTGTCCCTAAGAAAACATTTGACATTCTCATTGCATATATGTCGTTAGTACCATTCAAACCGTGAACAGGAACTACTTTATAAGATGTACCAGGTACCAGGAACTCAGAATCAGCAGCGTTATTTGTAGAACCTGGATTATAATGGAACAAATTCAGATCAACGTACTTCTGAATAAGAAGAGTGTAAACATCCCATCCGCAGAAAATGCGAACATCAGCCTTACCTTTCACAGCAGCAGGAAGAGCATTGATAACTGCAAGAACAGCCTTTTGTGCTTTTTCCATTGTATCAATACCTGTGATCGGAGCGCCTGTTCCGTAGAATCCTGTAACGTTTGCATTTACAGATGTGCCAGCATCAGCGATGTGTTGGCGAATTCCTTTGAACTTATTTAAAAGTCCGTTAGTGCCACCGTAACCGCTACCAGTTGCAGTCCAAATAGCTGTTTCCAAAGCCTCTGCAATCTTACCAGCTTTACGTGCTGTGTACTCATTCGCAAATGCGATAGTATCGTAATTTCCGCCCGCTGGCAAAGCTTTTTGAAGGTAAACCGACTCAAGATCCTTCGGACATAAGGTCTCTTGTACCTTTACCTTTCCTACAGTCAAAGTACGCTGAGAAAATTCAGTGGTGCCCGAACTAAGGAAGCCGCAAGAGCTATCATCCTGGAAGAAAACATCCGTATCCATACGGTTAACGGTTTGACTAGATTTTACGCCAGTCATAACATTACCTTCGGAAAGGATCAGCTGTTGAGTACGTGCCTCAAACAGCGAAGCACTAACGAGCTGTTGCTCATTTTGTTCTGTGTAAGCCGTAAGGCCTGTAACCAAAAACGCCATCTTTATTTGTTTTTAAATTGTGAAACGAATTGTGAGTAAGATTTTATCTTGTCAGCTTTGCTTTCAACGCTGACTTTTTTAAAGTTGTTAGGAACTTCAGCCGGTGCTTGAGAAGGTACGTTTACCAAAGTATCTACAAGCTGAATAAGTCCCTGCATTGCTTCGCTCTGTTTTGCAAATGCAGCTTTCATCGTGTTGTAATCAGATTGTAAAGCAGAAAAACTTTGTTCACTTGCTGCTATTCTGTTTTCAATTTCAGAAAACTTTGCGGCCATTTTCGCTTTCTCTTCTTCGTCTTTCTTTTCCATATCTTTTCCGCTTTCGATCTCAACACTAACTTCTGGAGCTTCAACTTCTTTCGGCTTAATTTCTGCGATCACACCGCCTTCAGCAAGTACGATCTCCGTACCATCTGCCAAAGTATGTTCACCGGCTGGCGCAGGTGAGCCGTCTTCGAGTGTAACGATACCGCCAACTTCTAAAGCTGAAACCATGATCTTAGTGCCATCTGCCAAAGTGTAACCTGGTGCCGGCATTGTTTCTTCCTGAAAAACAAGTTTTTTAACCTGTGATAAAAGTTCGATTGGGTTCATCATGCACATATATACCGAAACCTAAAAAAACTAGACATTTATCAATGAAAAGCGGCATTTTGTAAAAGCAAAAAGTATGTTTTTATGTACGTTTTTTTGTACTTACATTAACCGTACAAACTAAAAAAATTTTAAAATTGAATTGAGATGTGTGAAACACATACTATACTTTACTTTATTTCTTTTATTTACTTTACTTTATTTACTTTACTTTCCTTTGTTGAACGGCTGTTGAACGACCGTTTAACGACCGTTGAACGACCGTTGAAAAATTAACTCAATAACTTTAAAAAAGCTGCTTTTCTTTTTTCGTTTATCTCATTGAAATTGAAGTATTTAGCGCAGTATGTATGCAATAAAATTCCAAGTTCATCCCGCATATCTTTATCATTCACCAAATCGTTAATATATCGAGTCCAGTCGTCTCTTTTTTTGACATATTTTACGACATTTTCTGGAAAACCTAAGTACGGATCGACATGTGAAACAATGACAGGAATAGCCTTTCCGGCAGCTTCTAAAATTTTAATATTTGACTTATATCCGTTAAAATTATTCTTCACCAAAGGCACTAACATAATGTCAGAATGTTTGAACATTTCGTAATAATTAAACACATCTATGCCACGAATTAACGTGTGAGGTAAAGCCTGGTCCGCTGTGAAATAGTTAGCCATTTTATGCCAGTAATAACGCTCCGTATCGTTCGAATCTGCAAAGCCACCCATCACCATTTGAATGTTACCGGATAGCTTTTTTAAAGGCGCTTGTAATAACTTTAAATCCTGATCATGTGTAATCCCCCCCGCCCAAAACAATTTTACAGCATCGGTTACAACTCTTTCCCCATTGAATTGAACTTGGCCGTAAGGAATTGCATTCGGTAATATTTCAACGTTTTTATTGTGATAATAAATAGCATCAGCCAACCTCTCATGAGTACATGTAACCAGATCGGCTTCCCTCATGTGATATATTAATTTTGCTGCGAAATTTGAAGCGTTATAACTATCGTACATCAAATGATCGTGCGATAATATCCAATAGTCATCCACATCCACAACTAACTTAAAACCTTTCTGCTTTCGCCTTTCGATTAGATTTTCAGGTTCCCAAATTCGATTGATAAAAACAATATCGTAATTGTGTTCATCCCATTGCTCTTCCGTCATTGAATCGGTTATTCTGCCGTATTCTTTTTCCATTAAAGAGATCGGGAGCATTAATCTGTGATAGCCGCAGCCGCTAAATTTTTGTGTTAATGTTAGGATTTTCATATTAATAAATACTAATAAAAAACCCCACCCGTAAAAACAGGTAGGGGGTAACCTAAATCAAACACAAAAACCGAATTAAAAGTCTTTAAGCAAATCTCTTAGTTTTTCAATTATCTCTTCTTCTTTCATTCTCATTTTTACTTCTGTCATATCGAACATACCTTCAACGCTGAATCCTTTGAACGTACCGTCTTTCACTTTTGCCCACGTTTCATCATTCATAACCTTTGCACCCAAAAACCACGTGCCATCTGGTAGGTCTTCAAACTGCTTCATTTTCGGAATGCCTTTGCTTTCATCTGCTATCCAAGACATAAAGAAAGTAATACCTTCAACTGGCTTTGTATGCATTTCGTTTGCGCTTTGCTGAAACCCTTTTGCGTAAAACTTCAAAGCGATTGTTTCAATAGTCTTTTTGTCAA